ATAATTCTATTATTCTTTTTGCATTCTTTGCATTCACATAAAGGTTGATTCATTAGCTTATTTATTCTTAGCTGCTTCCATGTTAAAGTGTTATATACAAGTCTATGAATTAGGTTATCTTTTTTTATACTATGCTTAGAACGCTTTAAAATAGGTTTCTTTTCGGGTCTATATATAGTTGGCATAATTTAAATTTATTAACTATCTATTTTTTTATTATTCATTAATTAATTCAGTTGATATTAATAGACCTTCTCTAAATCCAATTTCAGAAATATTATTAATTCTAAACTTTTTATCATTGAAAATAATTTGCATTTTTGAATTAATTGCACCTCTGTAATATGTTGTAAATTCTACACCATAACTTGTAAATATTTCACTACTATCAACTCCTTTAGTGCCGTTCAAGTATTTAACACTTGCTCGAAGTACCATATAATCCATCCATGTTTGTTTTTCACTCCCATAAGAATCTTTAGTATTTACACTTTCTTGTATAACTATTTTATATCTTAAATTACCTGCATTTATTGCCATATGTTTTTGTTTTAAACTACTGTAATTATTTTATAGGAATTTAACAAGAATTGAAAAGTATATGGTATTTCAACACCTTGCGCAAAACTTACTAAAGTTCTATTGTTATATAAGTGAGCAGCTAGCAACATAGTAGCAAATTTTATTGTCTTTGGCAGGGCAACAATTGTTTCACCACTAATAGTAAAAGTTACTGTTGAACCAGATAAACCACCATTAAGATAATCACTTACAGCCATTTCACTTACTGAAATAAGTTCTAGTAAATAATTGTTATCGTCATTGAAATTTTCTTCTATGTTTAAGTGCTGTTTAAGTTCAGCTACTGTTGTGTATGTATTTGCCATTGTTATTAAGTTTGTTTATAAATACAAGTTATTTTTATTATTATATTTTAATTATTTTGGCACTTGAACCAAGTTCAGGTGTTATTGCTTTATAAATATTTCCTTCTGCATCATATCGCATTTGTAATATTTGTTTTAGTGTTATTTGCCAATTTTTTATGTTTACTGTATTTAGTATTTCTTTATGTGTTTCATATCCAACTTTACTTACTGTTATAGTATATGGATTTTTAGTGTCATCAGTACTATATCTTGTTGCATCATTTACACTAGCTGTTGAAGTTTGTTCAATTACTTCAACAGTTGCATTACCATTAGTTGTTATAAAATTATAGGTAGTACCATTTTTATCGATTATATTAATTGAAGCATTATTAATTGCAGTATTGAAATTATCAGTAATTAGTAAATTAACGTTTCTAAACCAATTAAATATAACTGAATTAAAACCAGCCCTATAAACCTTTTTAATATTATTTGTATCTGCTAAAATATCAACGTTTCTACAACTTATAATATGATTACGATTTCCACCGTTTAGATAATCATACCAATTTACATCATATGTTAAAGGTCTATCTTTTAAAACTATATTATCATAATAAAAAGTTCTTCCATCATCTACCCTTAGTGGTGTATATTCAGCTAAAAAATATAAATATGTATTTGTTGCATTAATATTTCTAAAAATTGCTTGTGCATAAACTACATATAAATAAGAAGGTTTATAACTCCAATAATTTTTATTTATATATACTGCTTTAGTACCATTAGGATTTACTTCGTTAAAATCACCTTGCCCACCTTGTCCATAAGTATCTAAAGAAGATGAAGCAGGTGAACCAAGTATTATATATGCTTGATTATTAGGGCTAAAACCAGCTACAGTATAACCACCCCCAATTAAGTATGGATTTGAAAAGTTTTGATAGGGTGCACCATATAAAGTTATTGTGCAATTAGTCCAAGTCATTGAGTTTTTATCACCAGCAGTTACAATTTCACCACAAATATTAATAATATGAATACCATATAAATTAAAAGTTGCACCGTTTGAAAATTTTATACTACCTGCAAGAGTTAGTGTATTTGTTTTTGGATTAGTTGCATAATTCCAACACCCACCAAAACCACTTAAATTAATTTCGTCTTTTATTTCTTTTAGTGTTTTTGTTGCTGTTACTAATATTGAAATTGTACCTGTTGTTTTTAAGCCTGAATAAATACCTGTTCCCATACCTTGCATATCTGGTGAACCACTACTATAAAGCATTTTAATGGGTTGAATAGTTACAATAGTATTATTAATAGCTGGTGAATCCCAATCATATAAAGTATATTGACTATATCTATTTGGATTAAAATTTCCATCACTATCTATTGGATTATTTTGACTAATCCAATATACCATTCCTTTACTATTATTATATGTATCAGAATCAGTATAAAAAGTTCCAACATAATCACCAGCATAAGTTGAAGTAATATAAAAATTATCGTAATCAATATCTATAACAGTATATGTACCTGCATAAATTCCATTAGATATTTTAATTATATCACTAGTTTTTAAACAATGCTTAATTGCTGTAATTTTAACTTTACCACTTCCACCATCAATACAACTAGTTATATTTCTAAACGTTTTATGATTAATTTGAATTGATTTTTCATTACTAGTTGTTGTAATTTCTGTAATATTTGATACCTCACCATATGTAGGGTTATATATACCAACTAAATATGTACGCATTACACCAAATACATAATATTTAGTATTTGGCAATAAGCTGCCACCAGTAACAAGTGAACAAGTCAAAGTTGGTTTTAAACACCCATATACACGAATTCCTGTAAATACTGCCATATTAATTAATCTTTAATAAATCTTCATTTGCTAGACTTAATTTATATTCAAGTCCTATTTTAACCGCTTCTAGTTCGTTAATTTCTCTATTAATTATATATTCAATTTCTTGTGGTACACTATATAATTTTAGTTGATTAATTTTTAAATCAATCATTGCTAATTGTTCAGTAATTGCAACTATTGTATTTTGTAAATCATTAATATTTATTTCTTTATCTATAGTAGTTCTTTCAATTACTATGTTAGAATCTTCTGTTTTAATTATTTCTGTATCCATCTTATTCGATTGTTTTGGTAATATTTATTATTGTATCATCACTATAATTTATAATAGTAGTTAGTGTTCTTTCTGTTTGTTCATCCTTTATAGTAGTTGAAGTTACATAACCATTAACATCACTTATAATATCTTTTGTAAATAGCTTTTTTAGCTTATCTAAGGCACTATAATAATTAATTTGTATTATGTCATTGCCCGTATATATAAACTCTTTATAAAGGTTATTATCAATTTTAAACTCATTAATTAATTCCAAATCTGCATAATCGTGTATTGGAATTTTTCCATCAATACCAACAACATATGGTTCATCACTTACCAAATCCACACCGTAAACATAATTAGTTGGATTTGCAACAGGTAAACCAGTTACAGTTGTTCCAGTTAAACTAGTGGTTATATAACCTTCATTAGTAATTACATCAATTCCATAAACAGCATTGGTTGGTATTGCTTGTGGTTCTTGGTAGGTAGTGCCAGAATCACTAGTAATTAAATACGGTAATCCGGTTATAATATCAATGCTGTATGTTGCCATGTTATGTTGTTTTAAACTTAATTATAAATACTTATATTTTACTTCTTTATATTCAAAAAAAAACCCATCACTAATTAAAGTGATAGGTTTTAATATTTTAAAAATCAATTAAGACTAGGATACTAAAGATTTCTTACAAGCCAAAGTATTGCGAAGAACAACACCAGCTTCTTTCACTACTGTTATTATAACTTGTCCTTCTGGGGCTTTAGATGTATAATCATAAAGAATTTCATAATCACCATTAAATTCACCTACTGTTACGTGTTTCAAATCTGCTGCAACAATTGTGTTAGCTGCTGTAGGTGCAAACAATGCACTATAGAAAATTGGTGTACCATCCCACATATTACCAGCAAAACTTGAAGTTTTTGAGGCAAGAAATATACCTGAACCCGTATCAACTTTAACCGCTTTAGCCTTGTAGAATTCTGCTCTAGGGAAAAGAATTGTAACATCTCCATCAACAGTTGCTGTTAAAGTATCCATGTTGGCATTTGTGTAATTTACAAGTGTTGCAGTTGCAGTTGCACCAGCAATAAGTACATCAAAAATTTCTTTTGTAATAGCCTTATCAACACCTTTAACCATTTCGAAAAGGTATGCTTGAAGTGCCTGTTCGTTTCCAACTGCAAGCAATTCTTTACCAATAGTTTCAGTAAGTGTAAAACGTGCTGGCTTAAGGTCTACAGTTGCAAGTGTAGTACCATTATCAACCCTTGCACCCTGTGCAGCCTTACCAGCTATAATACCATTAACAAAAGGTAGTTTAATTGAAGTAGTAAGATTAGGTAGAATTTGAACACCCATTTGTTTATAAAAAGGTTCGTATCCAACACTGGAAATATCACCAGCAACAGTTACGTTATCAATTGTGTTTGCAAGTGTTAAAGCCCTTACATGCATATTTTCGATTCTGTCACCAGAGCGAACAATCAAGTCATTAAATTTATCCATTTGTTTATTAGTTTTATTTGTATCTATGTTATTTATATTTCTTTTTTGTTCGATTTCAACATCAAGTGCATCTAGTTCAGTTTGAAGTTTTAATACTTCTGAATCTTCTGTAGTTGATAGTTTTCTTTCTTCTTTTTTAGGTTCATTTATAACTTCTGTTAGTTTAGTTACTAATGCATTCCTTTTTTCTATTAAATCTGTAAACTTCATATTTAAATTTTTATTTATTACTTATAAATACTTATTATTTTATTTTTAATTTCTTCTTTTAATTCAATTTTATATACTTGCTTAAAAGGTCTTCATATTTTCCCCAATATTTTTTATCTTCTTCTTCTTTCTGTTTCGCTTCTAGTTCAATTTTTGCATTTTCTAAATCTTTATTATCCCTTGTTTCAATTGGTTCAACTTCTTCAACAGGTGTTTCTGTTGGTTCTTCTGGTACTTCTGGTGTAACCTCTGTTAGTTCTTCTGCTGGTACATCAACAGAAACTTTAACAAGTTCCAATTTTGCTTGCTCTAAAGCCCTTGAATTAACTACAGCACTATCATAAGCAGCAGTTGTACCAAGTATGGAAAATTCAACAACATCAAGAAATTTAATTATAGTTCTTACATAACTTCCATCTATATTTTTAGTCCATTTTTGACCTTCTTTATTCATGTAAAAACCAAAACTCATTTTATCTATATCACCAGCACGAATTGCTTGTAATATTTCTTCACCTGTAGCAGTATTTTTTGCATCAAATTCAAAGTGTACACCAACACTATCAATAGTAATTTTAAGTGTTCCTTTGCCCTTATTTGAACGTGCTAAGGGTATAAATTGCTCATTATGTTGGAATAGTATTTTAATATCGAACCTTTTTATGTCTTCATTTGTAAATGCTTCTGGTGCAATTATTTCCTTAAATCCTCCAAAGTCTTGCGAAGGTGTATTAAACAAAATTGCAGTACCAAAAATTGTACGGCTGTTTGTTGTTTCACCACTTATTACACCTTCTCTTACTTGAATTTTAAATTCTCTTTTTTCTATTAAATTATCCATGCTTATTTAAATTTAGCTTCAATCTATTTTAGTTATTTTTTTAATTATTTTATCAATTGGTTTTAATTTATTATCAGTTGGCTTTACTTCTGCAACTGGTGCAACTGGTGTTAAATTTGTTTGTCCAAACCCTTCTAAAGGTAAACTTTGCACGTTATAGAAATTCTTGTTGCCACCTTTTGCAGGTGCAGCACCTAAATTTAATTTTGCAATTAATTGATTTGGAGTATAAACACCAAGTGCAGAAAGACTAGTATAGTATTGCGCTTTTGCAACTAAATCAGTTAAATATAAACCTTCAACATCAAAAAATAAATCTTTAATATTCCACTCATATTTCATGTAAATTTTTCTGAAAAATTCATTTTGAATTTTACTCATAAGGGGTATAAGACTTGAAAGGAA